ATAATCAGCAAAAGCAACAATTGATCCCGCTGTTCCTGCTGGTAAATTTGCTGTAATTGCATTACTAGACGTATCTATAAAAAATCCTTGACCATCTACTGCGGTAAAACTCGCAGATGTTTGAATAGATGTCTGCCAATCTACAGAACCTGATCTACCAAAACCTGTTTGACTAGCCCCAGTTCCTAATTGTACCGTAGTGCCGGATCCACCTATTGTTAAGGTTGAGCCACTTTGTTTATCAATTTCGTTTACTTCTACTTTAGACAATGACTAACACTCCTGTTACTGTAATTGTACCAGGTATAGTAATAGGTCCTGCAAGAACACCATTCTCAACAGTCTGTGTACCATCCATAGTAGCTGCTTGATTTTTTATAAATTCATCTGGAGCTGTTTGACCTCCGATATATTGGATTCCATTTACTACTGCCGTCATAATTCCTCCTACGAACTAATATCATCTATGAATGAAGTGATAATATCTAAACTAGAAGCAGTGTTACTATTAGCTTTTAATACATCACCATTCTTTAAAACAATTTTTGCTCCACCTTGAATTAATTCAATCGCACTGTTTGGTGGGACTGAAACGTCTTTAGCTAGAAAATGATCATTACTGCTATTTTCAATAAAAACGTCAACTAAAATAGTAGAGGTAGTAACATTACAACATCTAATTCCAATAACTGCATCAAAGTCTCCACCAGTTATTAAAGTAACTTCAGATGTCCCAACGTTTCTTTGTAAATTGTTTCTAAAATTTTGTGCCATAATTTATTCCTTTATAATGCAACAGCCATTGCAAGTGCAAAACCTGCTGAAGCTGCTCCCACCGGATCTCCTGATGCATCCAAGAAAACCGATTTACTTGCTGGTAGAGTACAGAATACATCTTTTGTACCCGCACTAAAATCAACAACATTATCAGAATTAGAACTACTAAAAATTGTAGCTCCTGATCCTCTAGTTATATTTGCACTTGAAGCATCTAATGTTCCAAGTCCAACTTCAAACTCACTTGTGCCTTGATTAAAGATACAATAGTAAGTCGTGTTATTGTTTCCTATACCTTGTGCAAAAGTTTCAAAACCAGTTACCGCTGATCCAAGTGCGAATGCACCCGTACCAGTGGTTGTGCTTGTTACTTTTACTCTGTCATTTATAACTAACGCCATTTATCTCCTTATGATGTTATACTTATAATCGCATTACTTGGTGTAGTAGGATCAGGATACGAAATTGTAAAAGTTCCGTTTGTCGCTGTCTTGTTGCCACCAAAATCTAAAACTACACACAATTTATTAGAAGCACTTGTATTGTAGATAGCTGCAAATGCTGCTGTAAAAGTTGCACTAGAAAAAGTCGTGTCTGCAAAATCAATCGCAGTTGTAGCAGTTGTTGCTGTAACTGTTTGACTTGTTAATGCTTTACCGCCTGATGGATAGTTACTACCACCTGAAGAACTAACTTCGTCTGTAGCTGAAAACACTGTGCTTGATGTTGTGTAAGGATTAGCTGTGTATAATGCTATTTTAAAAGAGTCACCACCGGAACTAAAATTATGCGTTCCTGATGCTAGTTCACCTTTAAATGCGAATGGTACTATGTTTGCCATTTTTTTCTCCTATTTATTTTCCATAACTTGATGGTGGTTTAACGTTAAGTTGAGCTCGAACTTCACCATCTTGATATTCGTCTCTGCGTCTGTTACCGATTTGTTCGATAGCATACGATTCTAAAGCTTCATCATACGACGCTTT